CTCGTTAAAATAGGGCCCCGGGGTCTCCACTATGCGCATTCCTTAATTGAGAGCGATAGTGTTGCAGACCCCGGCATCTGCTCAGCGCGGAGACTACCCGCCGCGCTGTTCTACCACAGGGAAGAGCTGGAGAGCTTCGTACAAGATCAATGTGTCGTCATGACGAACACCCTTCCTGGTCGTAGTGGACACGGACCCCACACTGTTGCTAGTAGCGTCCATCCCGGTCTGGACTTCTCCATTTGCGTCTCATGCAATCCGCAGATTCGTGAGCTGAAAATGGAGGGGGCCACCAGGTTCGCGTACGTTTGCGTGCCCGCAGAATGCGAGCGCTGCGACGTGGACCGCAATTGCGCCGAAGTTTTAAGGCGCTGTGCACGGAGCATCTTCCGTCGATGGCCTGATCAAAGACATCAGGTTGTCAGGATAGGTATAACCGAACGGTTTCTCCAAAACCTGCACAATTTTACCTCGCTGAGGTTGACCGATGGCAGGCGGGACATTTCCAGCCCGTTTGCCAACACTTTGGACGCCAGCAGCGGCGTGCCACCTGAGCTGCAAACCATGTTGTTTTACGTTTTAGGCAGCATGTCTCAGCGTGCGCACGGCCGGGAGCGGCGTAGCATGCGCGCATTTGGTACAGCAATGCGCTCCACCCAGTTCCTTCGGGAAGGAAATGCCGCACCGGGCCCTGGGGCTCCGGCTGGCATGGCACGATTGAAGATCGTCTGGGACCGAATTAATCTGCACGGGCACGGGGGCATGCAGGCCTACCTGCGTGGCCCCAGGGAGGTACTCAATGAAGTAGCTCCAGATCGTCCGCCCGACGAAACGGCTGAGTCCAGCCGGGTAATGCAGCAAGCCGAGCCGATGCCGGACGCGGTGCCCGCGCCAGGCGTGATCGCCGGCTTTGTGCCAAACCCCTCAGTCACAGTCTCTGGGCCCGTCATGGAGATCGCAACAGTTCACGATCCCCGGGGTGTGAGTCACTCTACGGAGAGTCGGGTCCGGCCCACTCTCGGCCCGAACGGTGAGCCCAGGAAGTTCCTGGAGAACTCCGACGCGGGCAAGAGACTCAAAGCCTGGTTTGGCGCGCTCAGTGACGCTGTCACACCGGACGTAATTCGAGGAGCTCACTTTGAGCTCTTCGGCACCACCCAGCTGGGTGAAGTTGCTGCGGGCGCCTTCGGCGCCGAGATGATGCGCGAGTTGGTGTCGCGCGTCCAACTGGCTAAGACGAACAGCGACTTGCCCACGCGCAAAGCCTCCGGCAAACGAGAGGTTATTCCCAAGGACGGCAAGGACGTCCGATCGGTGGTTGACAACACCGGCGAGGTCTTCGCGGCTGCCTTTTGCGCCGGCAAGACCCTCGAGCACATTTGTTTCGGTAAAGACAAGGGTCTTTTCCGGGACGTGTGCATTAAGCACAGGACGCGCAACGCAGTGGCTGCGGAGATGCAGCGCGACCTGAGCGAACGCAATTGTCTGGCATGGGAGATTGACCAGACCAGGATGGAGGCCCACATCAGGGTCCCGGGTTCACTTCGCCTTGTCATGGGCCTCTTGGAGAGGGTCATGGGGCATGTGATGAGCACCTACAGCGGTCAGCTGACTCACGCGTACAAGGCGCGTCTGCAGTTTGACCAGAAGCATGGGATGCGCATCAGGATGTCCGTCGCCGGAGTGTGTTTCCCGGGCAGCAAGAAGACCGTCACCATGCAGTTTGCAGATTTTTATCTGGACTCTGGCTGGCTGCTGACGTCACTTGCCAACTTCCTGCTCGAGACTGGAGCGACAGCCGCGTGCTGCGTCCAGAATCCTGCCCACATGTTTGCCAGGGACCGTGATGGTGCCCTCCGCATTGTGAACGGAACGTTCAACCACCTTTACAGGGGGATTGCGGTGGACGGCGTGAAACCGGAGAAGCCGGTTTACTACCGTAGCAAGCATGAGGGCGACGACGGAGCAGGTCAGATTGGCAAGAACTCCGGTGATCCGGCCGCATTAGCCCGCACTGTGGTGGCCAACATGGCCGACCTCGGGTTTGATGCCAAATTCAAGATCATCGAGAACGGACGCCTTGAGTTCGTGGGCTTGCACGCGGCCGTGAAGAACGGCGCAATAGAGAAGGACGTACCAATCGTCCCCGCGGTCAAGCGTTCCTTAGGCAAGCTGGGGGTCAATGCCCAGACACCAGGGAGAACACCGCAGCAGATGGCTGCCATGGACGCTTTCCGCTTTTACAGCATCGGGGAGATGTTCGCTGGGAAAATCCCGGCGATTGCAGACATCTTCAAAGCCTGTGGCGACAGGATGATGCTGCGAGCCGGCAATGAGGCCGCCGTCGTGCACACGTTCGACGAGTACTCAGGCCCAGGCCGGGCGTGGGGTGCGGGGAGCTACACCCTCAACGCGGTGGGGCGAGGATTTGACTCGCGGCACAGTGACGCCCCACCAATGAGCGAGCAGATGCGCGCTCTCTGCGTCTCTCTGGAGAGGACGGAGATGGACCCATGCGCCTTGGCGAAATTGGAGGTCCTTGCTTCGGACTGTCGGAAAGACGTGCATGACCACCTAGCCTGCTACATGCAGCTACCGCCAGAAATGCGGGCGGACGACGGGGCCAACTGAGGAGTCATCCCGTCTAATTAAATAATTGACGAAATGCAAACGGGGGGATCGGCCGACCCTACAACACGGCTCGCCCGGACAGCGAAATAGTCCATCTTGGCTACTCATCAGCGCGAGCTGTTCTCCGGTGTGATCGAACGCTTATGCCAAGAAGCCCATTATGCCTGCGGCCCTTCGTGAGCTTGTGCGACGGGCGGGTCCACCCCGCCGTCCTCCCGGGAGGCGCCAGCCTCCTCGAGGTCGACCTAACCGTCGACGCACCGCAAGGTCCAATGCAAATGCGGTACTCGCGCAAGGTGTGGGCGCCGTGCCACGCAGAGCGGTCGGATCTCGTCCCGCAGCAGACTTTCGCTGCTGGGACGCAAGATTGCCGCACCACTTGCCTCTGCCACGCGCGGTCGGCCCATACCTCACCATCCGAACCACCAGACGGTTCAGCACTGACGCACGCGTCCTCATCTTCGGCACCTTCCGGCGCCCAGGAAACGGCACGTGGCTCAACGACGTCTGCTACTTCTGTAAGAACGGATCAGAAGCCATCGGCGGCGGCAGCAACGCCTACCGTATCTGCCATAACATGGCCGATCTCGGCGAAGGTTGCACCGTTGTCCCCTCGGCAGTGACCGTTCAGATCATGAATCCCCAAGCGTTAAACACGACAGCTGGGATGATCTACGGGGGCGTCATG